GATTGAAGGATATGATGGACAGGTTTGGAGTGGCAATACTGTTGGCGAGAACGGTATGGTATATAGAGTTTATATAGGAATGCTTAAAAAAGAATTTGCATCAAAGACAATGAAATATTCACCAGGCGTCAACTTATAATATCAAGAATAGTTTGAAGTTTTGATTTAATTGTTTTGCTATTGACAGTTTTTTGCAACCCTTGATGCATGGGTTTTGGCCAAGCATTCATTTGCACCCAACAGTAGCCAATGTGTTCACCGTTAAGTTGTGGTGTGAATTCTGTGTCAACTACACATACATAGGTGTTGAAGAAAAACTTTTGATCAGTGCTTTGAAACATTTCTAAAGGAATAAATTTTTTTATGGTTGGTGTGTTGCCAACTTCTTCTTGAATTTCACGTTTGAGTGCTTCAACAGGCAATTCTTTGCCTTCTGCCTTGCCACCGACTATGCCCCATTGACCATGATGTTTCTTGTTTGCTCTTTGAAGCAACATAAAACGTTTGGTTGATTTGGCATAAAACAATGCACCACTGCAAACAATATTCATAAGTTATTTTATATTATCTTTGGTTAAAGGTCAAGCACCCAATCACCTGGTGCGTATTCACCTTCCCAAGACTTTTGCCATTGTGAACCTGTCCATTTGAACTGTACACCTGTGGTATTGTTAGTTGCATACTGCACATTGGTGACATTAGATGAATCAAAATCAACATTAAATTTACCTGTAGTTGAATTGTATTGGATAATATCTGATTCAGACGCAACAAGATTGCCCCAAGCACTTGGTCCTCTGTTAGTTACACCAACTGGCTTGCCCACAGCAGGTGACGTTAGTGGTGATGGTGTTATTAAAACTCCACCAGCGGCCGTAAATGCTGTAAGGTCAGCTGTTTGTGCCGTTGAACTTGCCGCGGCATTGGTTGCTGACACAGTATTGTATGTGAATTGTGTGGTGCTAGGTACTGCTTTGACACCAATAGTTCCGTTGTAGTAACTTGGTGCCGCTCCTGTGATACGCACAGTGTCTCCAACTGATAATCCATGTGGCAAAGAACATGTCACTGTAGCAGTTGTCGATCCATCATGTGTAATACCAGTGATGTTGACATCATGTAAACTTGTACCTATTGGTTGTGTAATAAGATATCTTTCACCATCTACTTCTGAGCCAGTTGGAGCTGTAACTGTAGGATCAATTATTTTTGTAAACTGAGGTACTGAATCTGTAGGTATAGAGTCTGTATCAACAGTAAACAATAGTTGATGTGCTTCAGTTGGATGTTCAGCAATGGTACCTGTAATATATGTTATAGTGTCTTCATTATTGGCTGTCGTTACAGCAGTTTCTAATTTTATTTTAGATAGTCCGTTGGTAATTCTTCCAAAAGCCGCCAAAACTTTTGCCCATGGAATCTCTCTTCCATAGACTAATTGTGCATCAGTTTTTGCATCTTCTCTGGTTGGGCTTACATGAGCCGCATCCCCTGTCTTTTCATTGAGTGTGTCTCTGCTTTGCAACAATCTGACTTTGTTACCTTCAACATAAAGACCATAGTTGCCAAAAGTTATTTCTTGTCTACTTAATAAATCTGATCCAATGATACCTGTAACATCAATTTTTGATGCGTCTTCGTCATATAATGATGCAACAATCTTTTCAATGACACCAAGTTTTTTAATTTTTGCTGGTGGAGTCAACCATATTGGTAAAGTAAACTGCATTGACGCAACATCAATTTCATCATCTGTGCCACTAGGAATAGTTCTAGAACTGAATGTAAGATCAGTAATTTCTGCATAACTTAATGATGTCCAATCAACCCAATTATCTGTAGTTTGTAATTCTAAAGCAGGGTTGAACAACACTAAGATTTGTTCCAGTATTTGTAATTTTTGATCTGTGTTATTTGTAAACAAATCTGCATTCATTGTAAGTTCAAAAGGCACCGGCATGATACGTTCTATTGTATGTTGATTGCCTTGTGTGCCTGAATATGTTTTAGTTTCTGAATCATATGATCTTTCTCTAACATGTATTTTGTCTATGTGTGTTGGCTCTTGCATACGTGGACGATCATAAGACAGTGAATTAATGTACACAGCCATTTGTGGCACACTAACCAAAGCATTTTCAGATCCTTGCCTTAGAATATTTGCAACTTGTCTATTGATATCGCCATAACGCACAGGTACTTTGATCAGTGCGTTGTTGCCATCTGCATCTTTGCCTGTTTCATATTGAAAATTAGACAACATTCTTGTAAATTGAATGATGAATCTTCTTAATTGTCCATCATAAAAATGTGAAATGTTTGCCATTAACTATCTGTTTCCTTGTCTTGTGCAGGCGTTTTACGTTCTTTATCTATCAATGCACGACTCAATGCACTCTTTTCATTTTGTGTAGTGCCGTCTTGGTTTGTAGTTACAGTGTCATTGTTTACAAAACTTAATTTTGAAGTTGATCTTTGATCAGTATTTGTCATTGTCATTTTTACATCATCTTCTTGATGCACCCATCTTCTGCCATCATATCTGAACAACCTGTTAGGAAGATAATCTGTTCTTAAATGATATGATCCTTTTGTAGGACTTACTGGAAATGATGTACCAAAATCATATGATTCTCCGTTAGGTGCTATGCCATCTGCTGTAAGATATCCTTGCAAGTAACCATCTCCCCTTGGTGAGTCTTGTACTCTGTCTGCTTTCATTGTGTTGCTATCAGCATCAATGTCTTTTTCATCTGCTGTAACAATAGCAACCTTGCCGTTATCATCAACCGGCAGTATGTAAAGTGGTTGCGTGTTATATCCTGACTCAGGAGCATCTGCTTCTGCTTGTGCAATAATGGCATCGTTAATTTCTTGATCTCTTCTTCCTGTACCTTGTTTGTATGCAATTGATTCTTCATCATTTCGTGTGCCAATAATGTCTCTAAATTCTGGAGAATCTTTAAGCGGTTTGCATCTTGCTCTAATTAAATGTGGCCACCATGTTTGTGAAAATCCTTCTGCTGTTACATTAACATCTTCAACCTGATAGAAACGTTTAAGTGTTTCATCCATTGTGTCATCTAAGCTAAAATCATCTTTTCTATGTGGCAGTTCTAGTACATCGCCACTCATTAATCTTCTGCCCAATCTTTCAATAATATCTCTTTGATGAAATGTGATAAAGGGTTGATCATTCTGCATAAACAATCCAAACTGTGTGAGATCAAAATCTACATCTGCTACATTGTATATGCCACGTGCATAATACACATCTGATTCATATTTTCTGTCTCTGTTTTCAAGTAAAAGCAGATCTTGTATGCTCATTTGATCAATTACCGCTCTTTTTGGCTGTGTTGCATCATTAGTTTCACCTTGATCATGTGGCCCCATATATTTGTGAATGTATATGTCTGTGCCGCCCACTTGAAACAACTCTTTGATGTTGCGATCAAAGAACTTGTAATCTTTACCTTTTTCAGGTCTGTATATGGATAGTCTAGGCATCACACATATTTATTGCAATGATACACACATAAATATAGAGTAATGGTTGACCAAGTACTAACACCAGAAAATACATTGGCTCTAAAACAATCTGTGTTTGATCATGTGAGAACCATGCTAGGTGATGGCATGATTGAAGTTGAATTAGACCCTAAACACTATGAAACAGCACTCGAAAGAGCAATAGACAAATATAAACAACTGTCTGAAAGTTCTGTTGAAGAGTCATACGGATTTTTAGAACTACAAGAAGACACCAATGTGTATACTATGCCTGAAGAAGTAACCAATGTAAGGCAAATATTTAGACGTACAGTAGGTGGTGCAAATGCAACAGAAGGTGGTACATTCTTTGATCCTTTTGAGTTAGCATACACGAATGTTTATCTGCTACAATCTGGAAGGATTGGTGGCCTAGCAACATATGAATTATTTTCAGGCTATCAAGAATTAGTGGGAAGAATGTTTGGTGGATACATCAATTTTTATTATGACACTGTCACAAGAAAATTAGAAATTGTAAGAAGACAACGAGCAAAAGAAACTGTGTTGCTGTGGCTGTACAATAATAAACCAGATGGTATTTTACTGCAAGACAGATATGCAAAACCATGGTTGCGTGATTACACTCTAGCATCATGCAAAATCATGCTTGGGGAAGCCAGATCAAAATTTGCCACTATTGCTGGTCCGCAGGGCGGTACAGCTCTAAACGGTGATCAACTCAAAGCAGAGGGTGTAGCAGATTTGGAAAAACTAGAACAATCTATAAGCAATTATGAAGTTGGGCAAACACCAATGTCTTTTGTGATTGGATAGTTGACAGATAAGCACAAACATACTATATTAACAGCATGAGACAATTTATTTTAGACAGTTGGAACGGTGTGATGGATGCACATTGGAATCCACTTAGGAAAATACCAGATCTACAGGTTAGACATTTGGTATTACAACTTCTAGCATGGATGTGGTGTGTGGCATTTAGTCTATATTTTGGCAGTTGGTTACTGCTAGGCGTAACATTTGTTTCACATTTAATTATTATTATGGCCATAGTAGTTACAGTGGCTACATTCAAAATTACTGAAAGAACTTATAATTTTTCAAGCGGTTACCATTCAGCAGATAGGC